ATGAATGACATTCCAGACCCTAAGAAACATAAAAACATTAGTATTATTAAAAGTATTATCCGTATTATTGCGGGTACCGTTCTCTGCTTTGGTGCGTTCCACCTTACCGGAATATTACTTGTAGTAGCAGAAATGCTTGGTATTGCTGAAGAAATGGTATAATATAAACACATGAAACAAACTTTAGTAGCTAAAGACAAAAAGAAACGTAAATTAAAGTAATGAGTTACGCTAAACTTAATAAAATAGGCATTATCGGTACACAGTGTATTGGTAAGACCACTCTTGTCGATGATATGTTAATTCAATGGCCTCAATTAACAAGGCCAGAGAAAACATACAGAGATCTTATCAAAAAGAAGAAACTCTCAATTAATAAAGAGGGTAATAAAAAGTCCCAAGAAGCTATACTTAACTTTCTTGTAGATGAAGCTATGGCTAATTACGGTAAGAAGAAAATGATTTTCGACCGCACGCCTATTGACAACTTAGTATATTCATTATGGTTATATGAAAAAGGAACATCCGATATTGATGAAGCATTTATTGATAAGTGTGTGGCTCAAGTGCGTCAGGCTGTTAAGTTTTATTCAGTTATTTTCTATATTCCTTTAACATTAGAAAACGACGTACTGCTTCAATCTAAAGAGAATAGAGATATAGACCCTATTTACCGCGGTGAAATAGCAGTACTGTTTGATGCTTTATATCAAGCTAAGCAATCTAGTAATTCTCGCTTTTTTGAAGCAGATGATTGTCCGCCTATTATACCAATATACGGTACTCCATTAGAAAGAATAGCTCAGATTGCTCTTTATATTAATGATAAGTGTGAGTTCTTTGGAGAAGAAGAGTCCTTAATCCAAAAAGACCTTGCTGAACAGCAAATGCTTGCCGATCAATTAGGCATAACGGATAAAAAACAGTTCAAACTATAGTAAGTATTATATTCTATGAAATTTGACGATGCTATTAATTATATTGCTGAAGCTACTCTCGATATGGAGATGGCTAAGCCTAAGAATCCAGAGATCGAAAAGCTTGTAGCACAAGGTATGCCTTACTACAAAGCTCGTAATATCGTTAATTCCCGTAGTGCTGGTAATGCTCCTGGAGCTCCAGCAGCACCGGCAGCTCATGCAGCTGCTGAACCAGCTGGTGTAAAGTATAAAGAGCTTCCAGACACCTTAAGAACTAAAGACGCTGTTGCAACGTACTTGCAACATAACCCAGGTGCAACACCTGAAGAGGTTATGTCGGCTATTGGTTCCCAAAATTCAGAAGAAACACCTCTTAACTTAGATCCAGAAGTTGTTAAGTCGGCAATTGCTGATGCTCAAGTTAGTGGAGGCGATGAACAAGAACCTGATCCAGAAGCTTTGCGTAAGGCTGAATTGCAGTCAAAGTATGATAGGGTTCGTCAGGCACTTTATAAGATGCACGGGTTTAAGTCAAAAGGGCGTCCAGGTAGAAAAGCTATTGCAGATGAACCTGAAACAGATTCAGATCTTAATGATGTCGAAGGTGGAGAAGGTCCTCAAGACCCTAACCATTATTTAGAGCCTAAAGATCCTACTGAGATGTAAGATATTTTTCGGTAAGAATAATAAATTTCATACCTTTTTTAGCCGCGTAATCACTCGCGGCTTTCCATTTGCACTGGTTTTTGTGATACATTAAATGCTCATACAATACTGTGCTTTTTTTCTTTTTATCTGATACTACCGGTGGTAGAGTTTGTGAATGTGGCTTTAGTTCAATTAAATATTTCTGTACATTACCATCTTTATCCTTGATAGCCGCTATTAAGTCTACATAATAGCTATGTACCTTATGATCAACATCATTATAATATGGTACAACTATACCTTCACTAGCCCAAGCTGTAACATTTATATTCTGATCAAAAAATAAGAAAAAATCTCTTTCTAATGCAGACCTGTATACAGGATTACCTGATCCCATATATTTATTTTTATTTATAGGTGTATAAATTCCTTGAATATACTTGTTATTTTTTGAGCTACCCATATACTATACTTACCTTATGACTGTCCCTCAAAATTTTGTAATACAAACGTTTTTTCAATATGCGAAAAGACCTGTATTTAGAAAGAATACTAACACGTATGCAGGAGAATGTCCATACTGTCATGAAGGTAAAAGCGCTGGTAAAAAACGTAGGTTTTTTTATATTGCAGAAGATGATCATTTGTTTTGTCATAACTGTAATGAGAGTAAAAGCGGATTAGAGTTTGTTAAAGAAATGACCGGATTATCTTATAATGAAATTTTAACTCAATCTGGTACACACGCTGATACTGTAGAGGATCTCATTAAAAAGTCCGATTTTTACAAAAAAATAAACCCAAATCCTTTACCCTACGACAGTATAAACCTATTTGACTGTAATCAGGTATCATTTTATAAAGATAACAAGGTAATTCAGGATGCTTTTGAGTTTATCACTCGTAGAGGTCTGTTAACAGCTATAAATAGGCCTAAAAGTTTATGGATTAGCTTAACAGACAGTGTTCATAAGAACAGGCTAGTGATTCCTTTTTATAATATGGAAGGTAAAATAGTAACGTATCAATCAAGAGCTATATATAAAGAAGATGAAGAAAGAGGAAAGTATCTTACCAAAGCTAACAGTGAAAAGGGCGTGTTTAACTTAGATAGAGTAACTTCAGAAATAGAATACATATTCTTACAGGAGGGACCTATTGATGCTATGTTTTTACCTAATAGTGTAGCATTAGCTGGTATACATCCAACTAAAGAACAACTAGAAACGATGCGTAAGGTATACCCTATGCATGAATTAATTTATGTATTAGATAATCAATGGTTAGATAAGACTTCTTATAAAGTAACTAAGGAGCTCTTAGAAAAAAATGAAGTGGTGTACCTTTGGCCTAATAGTCCTTATAAAGATTTGAACGATGTATGCGCTGGCAAAATGAACGGTATATCAGTTGATACCATTTTACCTAACTGTTACAAAGGTATGAGAGGACTAATAGAGTTTTCTCGTATTAAAAAGCCTATTTAACGAGAAGTAATACGACTTGTTGCGTCGTGAATCTTCTTACCAGAACTTGTAATAACAGTCTTAAAAAGTTCAGCTAAGCCGCGTAAGTTTTCTGCTAATTTAGTAATACGTTTTTCTTCACGACGAACAATACCTTTAAAAGGAATAGAGTTACGCATTTCTAAAGCATTAATTTGAGCATTCAAACTAGCTTCATCTGTACCATTAATAAAAGTCGCCATGTCATCTAGCTTCTTAACCCATTCACGTGCCTTAGCAACACCTTCTGTGTCGAGCTTTAAAGCAGGGTTTTTTGCACCATCAAATTTACTTGGATCTGTTTTCGGGTCTAAAGATTTTGCCCATCCTTCATGGTCGCCATTGCTTACTGCTGGTGTAGGCGTAGATGTTGGAGCTGCAGCAGGGGCGGGTGTAGGTTTAGCTTCCATAAAACCACCGCCTAACGACTCATGCACGTTCTTAGCAAATTGGGCCATATGGCGGGTATGTGGATTCTTGCTATGGGTTGCGCCATTTAGTTTAGCAGCAGGAATCTTTTCACCTTGTGGTACACCTAAAGCTTTATGTAAGTCACCTTTATGGGCTGGGTTTACTGCTTTTTGTATCCATTTTTTATCGCCTTCTTTAACCGGAAATGTTTTGCCACCTAATTCGAATTCTGTTTTACCAGCAGCTTTTGCTTGTTGGTCCTTAAAATGTAATACACCAGCTCCTTCTTTATCTAGTACTTTACCTTTTTCCTTGACCGGAAATGTTTTAGTACCTAATTTAAATGTATCTTTACCAGCTTTTTTAGCCTGAACATCCTTTAGGTGCATAACACCAGCATTACTCTCTTTATCTAAGGACTCACTAAAAGCGGCTATAAACTGATTCTTCATATACATTATTTACTACTTTTCTATTGAATTTCTATAAATCTATACTATTATAACTATATGTCAAAAGCATTAGTCATTTTATCAGGCGGAATGGATAGCTCTATATTGCTTCACCATGTAACTAAGAAGCTTAATTACGATGAAGTATATGCTATATCATATAATTACGGTCAGCGGATTATTCGAGAAATTGATTGCGCTAGATATCAAGTAGATGTTTGTAATGTTAAAGAACATAAGATTATAGATATGGATTTCTTTAGAGATATATCTACTATGTCTGCATTAACTAATACAAACTTAAGTATACCTAAAGCACGAGATGATATTGGCAACGCACAGCCTTTGAGTTATGTTCCTTTTAGAAATTTACTTTTACTTACTACGGCTGCTGGTTGGGCTGAATCTGTTGGTGCTACAGACCTGTTTTATGGTGCAGTTCAGACAGACGACTTCTCAGGCTACTGGGATTGTACGTCGTTGTTTCTTAATAAGGTTAACGAAATGTACGGCCTTAACCGCAAAAACGTTATTAAAGTCAATGCACCGTTTATGCAACACTCTAAAGAACAGGTTGTTGCAGAGGGTATTGAGTTAGGTGTTAATTTTAAACAGACCCACACTTGTTATGAAGGTAAAGAGATTGCTTGCGGAGAGTGTGTGTCGTGTTCAGCACGATTAAAAGCTTTTATTGACAATAAAATAATTGATCCAATTTCTTATGCTAAGGAAATACCTTGGGCACAGTTCGAATGTAAACCTTACACCAAATCTACTCATGTGCGGAATATCGGGCAGTAATTTTAAACCAAGAGCATTTGAACTATATAAAGGTAACCTTGATAGAGGTTATTATAGTTCTGGTGCGTTAATATTTGATTCTAATGAACAGCATATCATTAAGAAAGTATTAAATACTTTTAATGAACCAGTAGATTGTATAGAACCGCCAGACATACGCACACATGGCCGTTATTTTTTATATCACTCTCGTGGACCAACTGTAGAAACAAAAGATTTTGATCCAGTAAACAATCACCCGTTTTATTATGGGGACTGGATAGTGGCTCATAATGGTATTATTAGTAATTTTGAGAGTTTATGTAAAGAGTATTTTCCTGATGAAAATTTTACTGGTAGAACTGATAGTTGTATTATACCTCGCATGCTTGAAAAGAAGATAAATGTTGCAAATGCTCTTGAACAACTTAAAGGCACTTATGCTATATGGGCATTTAATACTAGACATAAAAAAACGTATCTAGCTAGAAGTGCTAGCACATTATTTGCTAATAAAAATAACGGGGATTTTTCATCTACAGAATTTGAACATAGTACCCCTCTAGAGGAGGGAATTATATACGCTATACAGGATTATAATTGTATTGTACCGGCTGGTAAATTTAAGCACAAGTCTCCTTACTTTTTCTTCTAAGTATATGAATGCCCACCCGCAAACAAACAGAAAGAAACACAGCTATTGACTATATTAATAGGGATATAGTTAATGTAAAAACAGAAGTAACCAATCTTAGTAAAATTATCCGAGATGGTAACGGACACCCAAGCATAATGCAGCAGGTTGCAACACTTAATAATGACGTTGCACATTTAACTGCAGAGATAGATGGTAGATTCTCTGAAACACGAGATCTGATGGAAGTATACCATAAAGAAATGTATACAGCTATCAGTAAATGCGATGCTAAGCACGCTAAACAGCAAGGCCTACACTGGCATATGCAGACCGCCATATGGGTAGCTTTAATAAGTAGTGTTACTGATTTATTAATTCATTTTTTCGGAAAATAGTAGTAGATTAATTTTTATAAACCTTTATACTGTAAGCACTATATGAAAGGCTTACAGTTAAATACAGAGGAAAAACAACTACTTGTAGAGTCGTTATTATTTGCAGCTAGTTGCGACGTATGTTCAGATCATACACCTGTGCATCGCAAGCGCATGATTGAACTTGCTGAAAAAGTAAACGATAGAAACATAAAATTACATAACATTTATATGTATAAAACTGGCGTGTTTGAAGACATGACGTCAGAAGAGATTTCTAAGCGTTTTCCTAACATACCACGCGAAACAATTATACAAGATTAATGAATACTTATTTAGGTTTTTGTTCTGCTCAAGTTGATGCAACTTCTCTAAAAAATAGAAGCAAATATAATATTTTAGAAAGTGAAGGTATAGAGCAGGTGTATGTGTTACCATTATATAGTAACACACAATCTATAGCTAAATGCTACAATACTTACATCAAAAAATATAGTACTGAAGACTGCATACTAGTGCTTGCTCATGACGATGTTCTTATTACCGATAAAAACTGGATTGATAAACTTAAACAAGCATTTAAAACATATGATGTAGTAGGGTTAGCTGGTGGTATAAACCCCAAGATACAGGGCCCCGCTCTTTGGCATTTAATGTGCTCTAAAGAAGATTTAAAGGGTAGTGTAAATCATGTTGACTACGGTAATAACAGTACATTTAATACTAATTTCGGTAAAAACGGTCGAGTTGCTCTTCTAGATGGTTTATTTTTAGCATTTAACCCTAAAAAAATATTCGAAGCTGGGGTTAACTTTGACGAAACATGCCCAGCAAAGTTTCATTTCTACGATTTAGACTTTAGTTTACAGTGTAATAAAGCTAAATTAAAGCTTGGCACAACTAATATTGGTGTGACTCATGCATCTCCAGGACTACATTCATTTACAGATGAATTTAAAATAGGTCAAGACTGGTTTATAAACAAAGCAAGGACTGGACAATATTAAAAAACATTTTATAATACTACCATGATTATTACAGATCAAACAAAATACGACGGAGATTTTATACATAAACGTTTTGCTTACAAGTACTTTAGAGATAAGACTCTAGCTGTAGGCAACATTGTTAGTTTTGTTGCTCCTGTTGAAGTTACTATAAACCTTATTGACTTAGAAGATTCTTTAGAGAAAGATTATATCTATAGTGAATCAATGGTTAATTTTTGTTGGGAAATACCTAACCTAGATCCATTTGGTGCAGTCTGCTTCCAGCGATTATTTAATACTAATATAGCTAATATTTTACATCGTTATATTGGTAAACCAATTGAGATGAAAGGCGATGACTTTATCGTTCATGCTGAATTTACTCAAGGCGGTATTGTACAACAAAAAGGTAAAGCATCTGTTAGTATTACATATTCTAAAGATAATGTAGCTATTGGTCATACTGGTATCAATATTACTGCTGGTAAGCAAGCACCTGCATTTGCGTATAGTACCAATCTCACAGCTGAACAAGCAGATAAATTCCAGAGGGAAGTACATTCTTTATTCTATAGTATGGTAGATAATATCTTTGTAGCTACTACAAAGGTTATTGTTTAATATGTTTACTCATTTAAACAATATTTTATATAAAAAACATTCCGATAAAGAACTAGTAAACATTAACGAGGATAAGGAATTTCAACCATTCCTTATTCAGCGCTGGTGTACTATGTATTCTGCATCTATTACGTCATTAGTTAATGATACCACCAATAGATACTGGAGAGTACTTGAAAACAATAGAGATTGGTACTCTGCATTAGACACAGTTATACCTACTTGTAGATTCAAAAAGATTTCCTACATAAAAAAGACTAAAAAGGAAGTGGTTAAGAAGTCTAATGAGGTTATTTTAAAGGTTGCAAACAATCTTGAAATTTCCAGTAGGGAGGTAAATCAATATATAGAGTATTTTAACTTAACTTTACCAAAACAAAATGAAGAAAAACCTACAGTATAAAATCGAAAGAGATTTAAAGAGCTCTGGATTAGATCGCGGAGAACAACAGAAAGCTCTCGAAGCTAACGAAGCCGTTGAAACAGACAATACAAAAGGATTGGTTAGACTTGAAAATTATCTCGGTTCTGATATTAATCTTACAGACTGGACACTTACATCCTTGTTAGATGACCTTATGATGTGTCAATTTGCTGATTGTAATGAGGATAATACCGCTATCATGAGAGAAGGCATTTTTGTACCAGCAAATGTGGTGCAATCTGCATGGCGCGTAGCTAAAGTTATTATAGCCGGCCCTCGTTGTAAAACTAAAGTAGGAGAACACGTCATATTTCCAAGTAACTTTGGTCTTAAGTGTGCTAAAATGAACGGATTGAAAAATATCGTGTTTCTCAATGAGGAACGCATTTTCGGTAGAGCTGCACCTACTAAGTAATATGGATGTCACCAGGAGCATTAGAACAAATTTTAAACGGCCATGCGGTCGAGCTGAGATTTGATAGACGGAGACCATTACCCGGCAATACAATAAGAAGAATGCTCGCAACAAACGATACAAACCTACTTAATAGTATGCCCGGACGAATGGCATTGAATTTTCACGGAGCACCTGGTAGATTGAAGTTTAGCCCTGAACAAAAAGGGTTAGTTATGACTTGGGATATTTTAATGCAAGATTTTAGGTTAATTCCAGCCGAAAATGTACAGGTGGTAAGAGCAATTAAGACAACACCACCCGAAGAGTTTTGGGACTTCTTCAATAGAGTACTATCTAAAATGTCAGAAGGTCAAAAAGTCTCATTCATGCACACATGACCGATATAATCGATACATTATTAAAGCCTTTACTACAGAGGGATATTGTTTTTAGTTTTAAACAAAAAAACTACAAAAGCGGCAAGCTGTTACTGTATAAATTATCTGGAAATTACATGTCTTTTATTGTAGTAAATGAAAAAAAGAGAGAAACGTTTGAGATTCCGTTCCCTTACTCGGCTTATCTAGAAAAAAGTAAAGTACATTTTGATTATAAACTAGAAACACTTGCAGAAAATGATTTTGACCTATTAATAGCTCTAAAGGGGGTTAATAAGATTAAGAATAGCCGTTTTTATGATAGCGTTTTGACCATTTCGGTCTTGTAATTTTTAAAAAACACTGTATACTGTATCTTCAACCTTAATGAAGATAGAAAAACCAATACTCAGCTACTTCCCTGCACCTCATACACCTAGAGAGCATCAAATTCAGGGGTTGTATCAGATAGAAGAAGCAATAAACTCGGGTATTAAGTTTATTATCATACAAGCCCCTACTGGATCCGGTAAATCGTTTTTTAGTAAAACACTTTCTAATATAACTAATGCTGCTGATCCGGAATATGAGAAACTAGTTAATAATTACCAGGCATTTGACAAAGATTTTCCACCTGTTTTTAATCGTTTTCCTAATCATGGCTTGTTTGCGTTAACCACCACTAAAGCTTTACAAGATCAGTACGGAGAGTTGTTCGATGATAGTACTATTTTTAAAGGTAAAACGAATTATCAGTGTGAAATTGACAATAATTTTACTGTTGATCAAGCACCTTGTGTAATTTCTCCTAATCAAAAGAAAAAATGCTGGAGTGACTGTATTTGTCCTTATTACGAAATGCGTAATGAAGCATTAATTGACCGTTTTACTGTATTAAATTACGCTTCTTTTTTTAATTTACCTGACCACGTAAAAAGACGTCAAATTATAGTGTGTGATGAAGCATCAGAAGTAGAAGATGAAATCGTTAAGAACTTCTCCGTAGTAGTAAACTATAAATCTTTGACCTACCTTGATGTAAAAGTAGAAAAACTCACTAGTGAAGCACAACCTAAAGTACTGGGGTGGTTATTAGATGTACAAGGGGCGGTAGAAGACGGTATTGAAAGTTTTAATGAGCGTTCACGCTTCGAAAAAAATAAAATTGAACTGTCTAAACAAAGACAGCGTAAAGATCTTTGTGATGCAATTAAGCACACCATTAATCATTGGGATGATGCACAGTACATAGTCGAAAAAGACGCAGAAAAGGTAATTGTAACACCTTTAAAGATTGACAGACTCACCCATTGCTTGTTTGATCATGCAGAGGTTGTTATCTTAATGAGCGCTACTATTGTAGACCGAGACATATTTGCAAAGAATTTAGGTATCACTGAATACAAGTACATAGAAGTTCCTTCGACTTTTGACCCGAAAAAGAGCCCTATTATATTAGGAGATAAACTTCCATTAAACCATGCTTTAATGGAAAAGAATTTACCTGGTATATTATCAGAAGCGGTAAAGATCTCTAACTACCATAAAGATGAAAAGGGTATTATACATACCCACACATTTAAAATTACTAAAGACCTACAGGAAAGACTTAACGGTAGACGGTTTTTGTATAGAGAAGAGGGAACCACTAATGAATCTATAATAAAAGAGCATATTTTACGTACTGACTCCACAGTTTTAGTAAGTCCTTCATTGACTATGGGGTTAGATCTTAAAGGAGAATTGGGAAAGTGGCAAATTATTATAAAATTACCATATCTTCCGTTAGGCAATAAACGAATTAAGATGTTAGCTGATAAAGATAAAGATTGGTATCGTATGAAAATGCTTATTACTTTAATCCAAGCTGCCGGAAGATGCACTAGAACTAAAGAAGATGAAAGTTGTACTTATATTCTTGACGGATTAGCTAGTAAGATTATAAACGACTGTAAAGATAAATTACCGAAACACTTTTTAGACAGAATATACAGAAGCGAGTAAGTATAAATTGTGCAAAACTACAATTACCACTGGGAGATCAAGGATTTATTAACTCAATTCTTGCAAGCTTTCGATGGCGCTATAGTAAAACGTTTCGATAACCAGAGAAACCCAGGCGCTGCTGTTGCGGTTCGTTATGTTTATTCCGCAAAACAGAGAGTGTTGCACGATATAGTAGATAAAGCGCAGACAATGACGCTTCCTGTGGTAGCGTTTAGTATAGCTTCAATATCTCGCGATGTTAATAGAGTCTTTAATAAGTTGGGAGGCTCTTATTATAACTCAAGCTCTACCGATACAGCAAGTACACATACTTTACAACCTGTACCTGTTAATATTGTTGTTAATATTAATGTAGTAACTCGGTTTCAAACCGATATGGATCAAATTCTTAGTAATTTTGTTCCATGGAGTGATCCTTATTTTATTATTTCGACTACAAATGAATCTTTACCTAATCAGGAAATAAGAACCGAAGTATTGTGGGATGGTAGCTTAAAAATGGGCTACCCGATGGAGCTAACTGATCTAAGCCGCACAAGAGTGACCTGTGATACAACATTTACAATTAAAGGTTGGTTATTTAAATCCTCTCAAAGCCCTGTAGGTAGAGTATTTAAGATTGATACCAATTTTTATGCAGTTTCAGCTATACCACAAAACGAGGCAGCGTATGGTTCAATATATAATATATTAAATGAATTAAATGGTACACCATATAATGAAACAGTTACTGTTTCTGCTCGCCCTTTTATAGCTTATACAGATCGCTGGATAACACCAACAAGCCTTTCCGGTACAGATAATTTTCAAAATAGTAATTTATTAGATACAAGTCTTTCCGGTACATGTACTCTATTAGGAGATATGTTTAGTTATACAAACAGTGCATATTTAAGTGCATCAATACCTGGTATGTTTGGATACGGCAACACAATGACTCTTTCAGCGTTTGCTAATGATAATTCTTTGTCAGCAAAATACCCCAATATAACAGACGTCTGGCCTGTGTTAAAATATACAATTATTAACAACAATAAAATTATTATAAATTACCCAGCACCTGCAGCTGCTACGAATGGCGGATATTTTGATATAATAGTAGTTAATCCAGCTGGATATTCTATCCTGTCTCAGGACACATATCAACCTAATATGCCTATACAACAACCATACGCATTACACGGCATTAAAGTAGTGACTGTTACAGAGGTAGATATAGACTGGTTACATGGTACATTTGCTTATGATGGTAATACATATAGTTGGTATACGGTGTAAACAATCGTCTGTTTATACTAAATAATAAAGACCACCTATGGCCCAGATTACAACACTACAGCCTCTAGATTTTCTAAAGAACAGCCGTTCTGTAATAAATCAAAATTTTATAAACTTAAATGTTGGACTCACAGCTTTAAGCTTGTCGTTATCTGCTTTAAGTGCTCAAGGTACTGGTACATCATACCCTACCCGTAATATAGAATTAGACAATTATGGTGGAACAGGAGACCATATTAATGATGCTATTAAGGTTAGAGCAGCTGATGTATTTTTAGGAACATTAAGTCCATTATTAAACGGTAACATTACTCTTTCTGCAAATAATGGTTATATTAAACATATTAGTGATGGTCCAGGCACACAGTTAATTGACAGTCTACAAAACAACATTTACGGTGGTAATTGGTTAGAATTTTATAGAGTAAACAGTTTAAGCTCTGCTGATATTTTAGAAGGTTCAGCATATACATTAAAAGATTTACCTCTTGAAGCTCCAGCTGGTCCATTTGTCTCTAATAGATCAGCAATTGATGCTCTTGTATTAAACGGTGCAGACGATTACACAAGTTTATATTTTACATCAAATTTAGGCAACCCTTATACTAGTCCTGGAATATATATTCCATCAGTAGATAATGCTTCTCGAGGAAGTAAACTTGAGTTAAATGGACCTGGTGTTATTGCACAAGAATTAACCATAGGTGGTCAGTTAAGATATAACCCAGATAACTTTGACGGTTACTGGACCGATACAAATACTAATTTTAATATTAAGACTGATACCACAACAGCTCGCTTAAGTGCTGTAGGTAGTCTTAATTTATATGGAGACGATATTTTTATTGGTACCACTCACCCTTTACATAATGGTAATATAGTACTATCTGCTAATAATGGTTATACTATTATTAATTCAGATGGCCCAGGTCTGCAAATTAAAGATAATATACAAAATAATGTATACGGCGGTAACTGGCTAGATTTTTATAGAACAAACACATTAAGTTCAGCTAATATACTTGAAGGCTCAGCATATACATTAAAAGATTTACCTTATGAGCCTGGTTCTGGTGTATTTTTTAATAAAAGTGTAATTGATGCCTTAGTTTTAAATGGTGCGAATAATTACACAAGTTTATATTTTACTTCTACTTTAGGAGATCCTTATACAACGCCTAGTATATATGTACCTTCAGTTGCTAATGCTGGTACTGGCAGTAAAATTGAGTTAAACGGACCTTCCGGTATATTAACACAAGAAATTACAGTTGGTGGTCAAACAAGATTTAACCCAGACAACTTTGACGGTTACTGGACAGATACAAATTCTAATTTTAATATTAAAACCGATTCAACCACTGTACGTTTAAGTGCAGATGGTACAGGCGGGGTAAGTTTATACGGAGATAACGTTTTTATTGGTACCACTCACCCTTTACATAATGGTAATATAGTACTATCTGCTAATAACGGTTATACTATTATTGAGTCTGATGGTCCCGGTCTACAAATTAAAGATAATGTGCAAGGCACGCAGTATGGCGGAAATTGGTTAGAGTTTTACAGAACAAATGGGGCTCCGGGTATATTTAACGGTACAGCGTATACTATTGGAGATTCTCCATCTTGGCCGTCAGGTCAAGCAACAGAAAGTTTATTAGTATATGGCTCTCATAACGATTCGAGTATTTTCTTATCTGTATACCCAGCTTACGATCAAAATGTACCAACAATATATATACCATCTATAAACAATGATTTAGCTGGTTATAAGATAGAAATGCTAGGTCATAACGGTATACTCTCTCGTAAATTAACAGTTGGTGGTCAACCTACATACGGTGGTAATAATTCAGCTACAACCACGTCTGCGATTAATTTTGAGATATATCCAGAAGACTTTAGTAACTCAACAGTATTGAGTGGTAGTCAAAACATTAAAGTGCTTTCTGATAGTATTTTTATTGGTACCACACACCCTCTACGTAACGGTAATATAGTACTATCTGCTAATAATGGTTATACTATTATTGAGTCTACTGGTACTGGTTTACAAATTAAAGACAACTTACAGGGCAATAGTGCTGGCGGTACTTGGACAGAATTTTATAGAACAAATGCAGCTTCTGGTGTGTTTGTTGGTACAGCTTATGCAATAGTAGACGTACCTGGTTTTCCATTAGCTGCAGAAGAAATGATAGCGTTTGGTGGTACCAATAGCAAGTCAAGCATACTCATAAATGCAAATGGCTTCTATGATGATAGTACACCTGCAGTATATGTACCTTCTCAAACATCTAACCTAAGCGGATTTGGTGTAGAGATTATCGGTGCAAACGGCTTACAGACTAGATCTATTATGATAGGTAACAATCCTTACCTGTCTGATGATTATAATAATGATTTATTAAACCTGGGCACATCTGCTACTAATGTTCATACAATTACTGATAGTAGTACTAATACAATTTATTTAAGTACAGTTGAACCTACCACCACTCTACAAATTGGTGCAGTGAGCGCAATATATTTTGCAGATGGATCTATTTTATCCACCGCTAGCGGTACAAACGGTGCACAAGGCGATTCAGGCTATTCTGGCTTTAGTGGAGTAAATGGTGCTCAAGGTGCTCAAGGTGTTCAGGGCGCACAAGGCAATCAAGGAGCACAAGGCGTTTCAGGCTATTCTGGTGTATATGGTGCTTCTGGTTATTCTGGTATGTCTGGTTACAGTGGTTCCGGTGTCTCAGGCTACTCTGGTCAGCAAGGTATAAGTGTGAGGTTATTAGGTAGTGTCGCTACCGTTGGTAATCTTCCA